GTAGCAAACGCAGCAGATGTAACATTAGGTACAATGACATTAGCAGATGGAGAAGTAACATTCCTCATGAAAGACCCAACTGACCAAATATTTGCTGGAGCAGCAACAGTATTAGGTACACCAGTTAAATATAGCTAATGGTAGACCATTGGCTAAAAGACGTTGCAGAAACCGCAGCAGTTACTCTTGATGTATTAAACAGGAAGGCTGAAAAACGTGGTACTGTAACTCATGCTGATGAAACAGTACAGAGTTTATGTATGGGGTATCTTTACCTCTTAAACTTATGCGACCAATACGATATATTGGAAAGACGTGATGTGGAAACACTCACAGAAGTAATTAAAAAACATACAACGATTCACTAAACATGTTAAACATCAGTAGAACAGATATTATTAGCTCTGAATTAATGGACTTTGACCAATCCGAAAGGTTTATCAAACTCCCTATATCAGAGTATATGAACTTATTAGGTATAGAACCTAATAGTTCGCAAAAGGCATTAATCAATGCCATTAACAACCCCAAGTATAGATTCGTGTGTGCCGCCTTATCAAGGCGTCAGGGTAAAACGTATATAGCAAATGTCATTGGACAGCTTGTATCACTCGTGCCAGGCTCTAACATATTAATTATGTCACCGAACTACTCTCTTTCTCAAATTTCTTTTGACTTACAAAGACAACTGATAAAACACTTTGATTTGGAAGTAACAAAAGATAATGCAAAAGATAAAGTTATAGAACTATCTAATGGTTCTACTATACGAATGGGCTCTGTGAATCAGGTGGACTCTACAGTGGGTAGAAGTTACGACTTAATAATCTTTGACGAGGCAGCACTAGCTGATGGCAAAGATGCATTCAATGTGGCACTCAGACCAACATTGGATAAAGAGAACAGTAAAGCAGTATTTATTTCAACTCCAAGGGGACGAAACAACTGGTTTGCGGACTTCTACCACAGAGGGTTTAGCGATGAATTCGATGACTGGGCTTCAATCCAAGCAACATATCACGAAAATCCTAGGATTAGCGATAATGATATACATGAAGCAAAGAAAGCTATGTCAGCAGCAGAATTTTCACAAGAGTACTTAGCTGACTTCAATACTTATGAAGGGCAGGTATGGAACTTCAATTTTGAAACTCAAGTAGGAGATTTTGAAAGATTAGATACTAGTAAAATGGACGTATTTGCTGGCCTTGACGTAGGTTACAAAGACCCAACAGCTTTATGTGTAATAGCATATGATTGGGACGACAAGAAATTCTATCTAATTGATGAGTATATGGATGCTGAAAGAACTACTGAGCAGCATGCTATTGAAATCAACAGAATGATATCTAAGTATAATATTGATTGGATTTATATTGATTCAGCCGCACAACAAACACGTTTTGACTTCGCTCAAAACTACGACATATCTACTATTAACGCGAAAAAATCAGTTCTAGACGGCATAGGACAAGTAGCAGGAATAATAGATAATGACACACTATTTGTAGACCAAAGGTGCTCACAAGCATTATCATGTGTGGACCAATATCAATGGGACCCCAACCCTAATTTACTACGAGAAAAGCCAAAACATAATATGGCAAGTCATATGGCAGACGCCCTGAGATATGCGCTGTATACTTTTGAGACCTCCGCAAATACATTCTAAATATATGACCTACCAAAAAATAAATGTTGAAATGAAGGTGAATTTTTGGTATAATTTTAACTAAATAGGAATTTATGGATTTAAAAAGAGATTTAGTCAAGTACGTACGAGACAAAGCGAAATCAGGTTATCAAAAAGATACCCAGTGCTTTATCTGCGGAGTTACAGAACCTTTAGAGTTTCACCACTTCAATGGAATGACTGAGTTACTATACACTTGGATGAAGGTTAACAAAATTACGATTACCTCAGCCGATGAAATAATGAATCTTCGAGAACAGTTTATTGAGGAGCACCTCTCTGAAGTCTACGACGAAGCAGTAACACTATGTAAAACCCATCACATAAGACTGCATAGCATTTATGGTAAAAGACCAAAACTGGTAACAGCAACTAAACAAAAAAGATGGGTGGAAATACAGAGAGACAAATATGGCATGGTATGACAGATTCTTAGGAAGAAATGACGAGGAGAGACTAAATAGTTCTCAGCACTTCATTGCCCTAGAAGAAGGAATGAGTGTTAGCACTCGTGAGAAAAAAGAAAATTATCGTTCAGCGTACGAAGAACTAGAAGTAGTTAATCGTGCTGTTAATATGATTGTTGACGATAGTGCTGATATACCGTTTGAAGTTGGAGATAAAGTACAAGGTATGACTCCAATAGTGCCCAATGTTCGTAGAAGTCGTGTAGACTTACTACTGAATAAAGAGCCAAACCCCTTTCAAGATGTAAACACTTTTAAGAGAAATCTTATAATTGACTTACTGATTGATGGCAACATCTTTATATATTTTGATGGTGCCCACTTATATCATTTACCTGCACAAAATGTTAGTATAGAGACTGATACCAGTACTTATATTAACAAGTATGTATATGATGGAGCTATAGACTACACCCCGAAAGAAATTATACATATTAAGGAAAACTCATTCAAATCAATCTATAGGGGTGTACCTAGACTCAAACCAGCATACAGAACTATGTATTTATTAGATAGTATGCGTAAATTTCAGGATAACTTCTTCAAGAATGGAGCAGTTCCAGGATTAGTACTAAAGAGCCCTAATACTCTTTCTGATAGAATAAAAGAAAGAATGTTAACAGCATGGGCAAGTAGATATAATCCAAAAAATGGTGGTAGAAGACCACTTATATTAGATGGTGGATTAGAAGTAGATAGCTTAACTAAAGTAAACTTTAAAGAACTAGACTTCCAACCGTCAATAGCAGCTAATGAGAAAGTAATATTAGAAGCAATGGGCGTACCTCCAATCTTATTAGATGGTGGTAATAATGCAAACATTAGACCTAATCATAGATTGTACTACTTAGAAACAATACTACCTATAGTTAGAAAAATGGGATATGCATTTGAAAGATACTTCGGATTTAAACTAAATGAAGATGTACATGGAGTTCCAGCACTACAGCCAGAGCTTAGAGACCAAGCAGCTTATTACGCAACATTGGTTAATACAGGTATAATGACACCTAACGAAGTCAGGGACGCAATGAACATGGAATCAATTGATGGACATGATGAATTGAGAGTACCAGCAAACATAGCGGGTAGCGCAGCTAACCCCGAAGAAGGTGGCAGACCACCTGAGGAAACAGAGGAAGAAACAAATGAATAAACCAGCAATTCTTAAACAGTTAATGGACTACTTTAACGAAAAAGGAGTAATTTATACCATTGACCAGTACAAAGCAGCAACAGACGCTCCAATGCGTTTTATGGTTGCTAAAAGAGCATTTGGCTCTTGGGCTAGAATGACACAGATGATTAATGCCAAAATGGCAGCAGACGCTAATGCGAATGTAGCACCTGTAGTTAAAGCAGCACCTAAACCAAAAGCAAAGCCAGCTCCTAAAAAAGCTGAAGTAAAGAAAGGTAAGTAATATGTCAGAGAAAATTTTTCATTGGTCATCGACTTTTAAAACATTAAGTGAAGATGATGACGGTAGTGTTAATATCAAAGGATATGCTAGCACTAACTCATCAGATAGAGCTGGTGATGTAATTGACCATGACGCATGGACTAAAAATGGTGGACTGGAGAACTTTAAAGGTAATCCAATCATTTTATTTAACCATGACTATAATAGACCAATAGGTCGTGCTACTTCATTAGAAGTAAACGACAAAGGCCTGGAGCTTGGAGCTAGAATCTCTAAGTCTGCAGGAGAAGTTAAAGATTTAATCAAAGATGGCGTACTTGGAGCATTTTCCGTGGGTTTCCGAGTCAAGGACGCTGATTATATGAAGGAAACCGACGGATATCAAATAAAGGATGCGGAACTATTCGAAGTGTCTGTTGTAAGTGTACCTTGCAACCAGACAGCCATGTTCTCGATTGCGAAATCATTCGATTCTCAATCAGAATATGATGAATGGAAAGCTGAATTTTCGAAAGAAAGTAAACAGGCTCATGATATGACAGCAGTAAATACTGGTGAAATTGATGCGCCACAAGCCGTGGGTAAAACCTCTCAACAGGAGAGACATATGTCTACAGAAAAAACTACTCCAAATGCTGAGTTTGACTTAAAAGCATTCGCGGAAGAGGTGGCAAAATCAACTGCTGCTAAAATCGCAATGCAACAAGCCGAAACAAAAGCAAAAGAAGTAAGCGAAGCCGAAGAAAAAGCTACTGCAGAAAGTGCAGAACTAGCTGAAAAAGAAGCTGAGCAAGAAAAAGTTAAAACTATTGTCAGAGCTGGCATGTCAGGAGCTGAAAAGCTTGTAAGCGACGTTGAAAAACGCGTTGAAGAAAGACATGGCGACTTAGAGTCAGTAGTCAATGAACTACAAAAAGACCTACTGGACAAAAAAGACGAGATTAACGCAATGCGTGAGTCAAAAAGAGTCTTTGGAGACAGACAGGACAGCAACTGGCAGAAAGCCTTCCAAAGCGACATTGATGACGCTTGGGTTATGGGTCTTGCTACTGGTAAAGGCTGGGATACAAAACTTGCAAACGAAACTATGCAGAAGGTTAACGCACATTCAGGCGTTGGCGTTTCATCAGCTGATTTTGAGCAAACAGTATCAACAAATATCGAAAGAGATATTCAACTAGAATTAGTATTAGCTCCGCTATTTAGAGAAATCCAAATGCAATCAGCTACTCAAATCATTCCTATCTTACCAGATGCTGGATATGCAGAATTTACTTCTAACCAAGTAGCTTCTGGAACTTCACCTCATGGTAACTTAGAGGAAAGAGGCGACACTTATGATGGAACATATTCAGGTGTTGACTTAACTGAAAGAACTCTTTCAACTAAAAAGCTTATTTCTCAATCTTACTTAGGTAACGAGACAGAAGAAGATGCAATCCTACCGATTCTTCCTTTAATTAGAGAGTCAATCATTAGGTCTCATGCAAGAGGTATTGAAAATGCAATCCTATTAGGTGACCACGCTGATGGCGTATATGGTACATCTCAAGCAGCTTTTGATGGTTTAATCGCTATCGCTGCTGGTGCAAACTCAGGTGGTTCTCACTTGACTCAATCAGCTACTGCATTCGCATCTGAGTCTTTAACAGCTTCAATGTTATTGAACGCTAGAAAGAAAATGGGCAAATACGGTATGAATCCTA